TAAGTGTGATAAGAAAAAAAAAGAAAGTAACCCGAAGGTTACCTCTATGCTTGAAGTTTAGCTAGAAGTTCTTTGTCTTCTACCCCGTTAAGAGTAGGAGATAGTAAGTCTTCAGCTAAGTAGTATATGTTGTTAGTTAATTCATACAGCTCTTCATTAGAGAAGATTTCTGATAGCTTAACACCTGATACTGAGAAGTTAGCTATCTTAGCTACCCTAACTGAGTTGGGTCTTTTAAGCATAGCTAATAGAGATTCTTTAGATGCCTTATTTAATTTGTCTGCCATTAGGTCGAAGATTAGTTGTTGTTTGTTATTCATAATGTATCCTTATTTAAGTTGAGCTAAGCTGGCTAGACTTAGATTAATCTGTATATTAGCCACCGTATAGGTTATACAGACAACTGTAGCAAAATCTACCCTACAAGTATAGACTCTAACTCTGCAACTAGTTTAGTTACGATAGGCTCAGGTAAACCTGACGATTTAACAGCTGATATCTTAGCTACAATGTCTACCGACATATCAGCTTTAGCTGTAGCTACATTAATTTTAGACTCCATTAATTCGATAGAGTCTTCAGCTTTGTTAAGTTCCCTAGTTAGTTTAACTTGGTCTGATACTAGACCAAGTACCTCATTAGTAGTTTCTACAGTTCCCTCGAATAGAGATTTTGTATTTGCAAATATAGATTTTGCTCTTGCCATTGGTGGCTCCTTATTTAAGCTATGAGTAGTAAGATACTAACCACGCCTAATTCTATAAAGTCTAGCGTCATCTACAGCTGGAGTGGGTCTGGAAACAGTGATGGGAAATAAAGGATTCCTTAGAAGAGTACGGGGGGGTAGTCTAGGCGGGCAGGCTGCAGGGGATAGAACTGCCTCCATAATCTACGACAATACTTCTTACATGAGACCCCTCCCCTAAGGGGGGATTAAGAATATATGTGATACTATAAAAGTAAAAAGAGGTAACAATGGAAAAATGGATTAAAGGTTATGAAGGGTTATATAAGATAACTGATAGAGGTACTGTGATTAGGTATTATAAAAGTGGAGCAACTAAAGAGCATATTGGCTCACAAAACGCTAGTGGGTACATTTCTATTGCCCTGTGTAAGGAAGGCGAAAGTAAGACACTTCTAATGCACAGACTAGTAGCAGAGTACTTTATACCTAATGCAGACACTGACAAGACTTTGGTTGATCATGTGGATGAAGACAAAACTAATAATAGAGTTAGTAACCTTAGGTGGTGTTCTCCAAAAGAAAATATGGAATTTTATTGTACAAAAGATGGAAGGCGCCATCACATAGAGTTAGCTAAAGCTAGAAAAAAGAAGCTAAAGCAGTACGAGAGTATGATTATAGGTAAGAAAAAAGAGATAAAAGAGCTGGAAGTTAAAGTTCGGGCTAAAGAGAAGGAACTGGATAAAAAAGAGAAGCTTCTAGTTGAACAGGAAGATAGGCTTAAAAAACAAGAACAAGTAATTAAAGAGTTTATAGAAAAAGAAGAATTGCGGTTAGATAAAGGCTCTTCCTATGATGGATACTTAGATACTACCGGGGTCAAATTTAAGTCTATTGATGAAATGGTTAATACTACAGGGAAACCGATAAAGGTAGATGGTGTCGAATTTAAAAGCTGCGGTAGTGCTGCTTCTTACATAGTAAAGAAAGAATTGATGGCTGGGTACTCTAGAAACAAAGGTACTATAAGTAAAGAACTAAGAAGGTATTTGCAAGGTAAAAGACCTAGCTGGAAGATGTATGGTAAATACCTAGTCAGTTAGGTACCGGCAGTTAGTACAGTAAAGGTATAGAAAGGTACTTTGATAATTGCTATCATATAAAGGATAAAACATCGGTATACTGGGGCTTCCAGGTGTCTAAACACCTTAAAAGTGGAAGTACCTAGAATCACCCTCTAGATACCATGGTTAACGTGTTTTCTCTTTCTATAGAAGATATAGAGGCAAAGTACCTAAAGGTACTTGTGAGAATAGATGCGAACTAGTGTAGGTACCTAATGTATAGAAAGGTACTGGATTAAGGACAGTATTAGGTTTGGTTAGGTATACTAAAAGAAAAGGAGTTAGATGAGCTATACTATAGATAACTTTGATACTGAAGAGCGTGTAGTAATAACTAAAGAAAAGCTTGTTAAAGAGAAGTTACCTCCGTATAATCTAGTAGGGAATGGATTAGCTAATAGGCATGGGACTAGCTTAGATTTGATAGACGTATGTGTGCAGCTTAATCTAAGTGAACTTAGGTTACTACAGTATTTGAGGAATATGTTTAACAATAACTGTATACATAAGGAAGTTACACCTAATATAATAGAGCCGACTAAAGGCGATGATTGGAATGACTATTTAAAGGTAGCTTTGAAGAAAAACTACAAACATATGGAATACCTAAAGCTGATTACTAGGATAAGTAGAGGTAAGTATATGCTTAACCCATACTTGTTTATGTACTCTAAAGGGTATAATAAGACAGCTACTATGTGGAATGAATTACTAGATGCAAAAGGATTAGATAATGATGAGATATAGGTATGATGAGAGTACTAAAGGAATGGCTTACGTATTTGAGGAAGAGCTGGACGAAGCATATGAGTTTACTACACCAGAAGCAGAGGAATGGTTTACTACTGCTTTAGTTTCTATATCAGAAGACGATAGTGAGCTTGTTAAACTAATAGCAGAACTAGCAGAACTTAAGTACGGAGATGGTAATGTATGATAAGATAGACTTAGTTGTAATAACAGAACACGGAGTAATGGATGTCTATAGGAAAGATGATGCTTACTTTATAAAGTTATTTACAAAAGATTTTATAGGCTATGAGAGAGTACACGCAAGTGGTATGATGACGATGGAAGAAGTAGAGAGCAAGTATCCGGAGGTACTAGTGTAATGTGGAAGAAGTTTAGTTATAGATGTAAGGTTTTAGTTATGTTTGTTAGATTGGGCTGGAATCACTACTGGTGGGATCATGGGTTTCAGTATCAGGTTATAGATAAGATGCTTGAGCACTGCGAAGAGCATTGGGGTAAGGATACTCATTATGTAGATGATAAAAAAGATTTAGCTGAGATTAAACAAACTAGAAAGTATTATAAGAAGTATTTAGAGACGCCTGACTTATCTAAAGAAGCTAACTATGAGAAAGCTTTCTTAAAAAGGTATGTGAAGTTATTACCAAAGTTATGGGATTAATATGAAACTAAAAGTAGGAAACGTTAGCCAAGAGACTCTATATTTGCTTGAATTAGATGTAGATGGGGAAAGAGTAGCCAAGATAGGTATTACAGGTAGACCTAAAATAGAGAGTAGATGTCTAGAGATAATAGAGAGTTACTTTAAAGGTAGGAGGTACATGCCTTATCTTAAGCCGAAAAGATACAGGAAGGTAGACGACGCGTTTGTAAAAGAACAGTGGTTGTTGGATTATTTAAAAGAGTACAGGTTTTATCCACCTAATGGAGGGTTTGGAGGAAGTACCGAACTTGTTAAGATAGATTTAAGTTTGCTTGTGGCACTATATGAGAAAATAATTGAGGGAGAAGAAGTGATCATACACGAATGGGAGACATGTCCAGTATGTGGTAAAGATAAGAAGTTTATATACTTTGAAGATGGAAAAGAAGTAACAACTTGTGGTCATAAATGTGAAATAGATGATAGTAATAAACCTAAAAAAGAAGAGTAGAGAAAGCTTAGATATAGATATAGATAAGATAGAAAGATACAGTATAAGTGCAGGGATAGCTACGTTAGTTACTGCAGAGGTTGTGTATAGAATAACCAATGTAGATGTTGGGTCTGTATTAGTTATTAACGGTATAGAGATAAGAGATATGTATAGGCTGTTAGATGAAATTGCAAGTAACGAGTGTACCTAAAGATCCTGAAATAGAGTTGATGGAAGCTGAAGCTAGGTTGTATGAACTAGAGTATGATGAGTTGCCTAAAGGTTTCTGGAATCCTAGTGAGTGGAACGATATAGTTATGGAAAAAGTAAAATTAAAGAGAACTATTGAAAGAGTTAAGGAAGTTTTAAGTACGGCTGGTATATAATTTAAGAAGTCATATAGGCGAAGGTGCTATAATAGTGATGACTGATATAAGTGATATTATGTGTAACTACCCATTCTCAAGAAATTGAGGGTGGGTTTTTTTATGCCTTTATTAAGGGGACCTTAAGAGATTCTTAGATATTATATAAACAAAAACGTACATAAGGATGATTATGAGTACCGATTTAATGGGAACTCTTACGAAAGAAGACATACAGAAAGCACTTCCTAGTAAGAAAAATTCGATAACGGACGAGATAGTAGAAATAATAAATAAGTCGCAGACAGAGCCTGAGTTTCAGGGAGAAAGTTTGTTACAGACTGCAGTGACATATGAGAGTGTGTTACGGCAGAATAAAGCAGGGATTAAGCAGTACTTGAATGCCATTAGATTTTGTAGTTATTTAATAGCTATGGATGATAACTTTACAGAAGCGTATAGAAAAACGTTTTTCGATACAGAGTTTGTGAAGAATAGAGTAGACGCTGATACGGGTAGTAGCAAGTATAAAGAAATGACTAGTGCAGCTAGTAGATATAGGAAGAGTAAATTAGTTGTGGATATATTGACGATGAGTCAAGTACCGTTGCATCTAATGTTTACAGGTATGCAGTATAAGGCTTTAGGTGTGCTTAATGAAGTGATGATGACAGCTAGGCTGGATAGGGATAGAATTAATGCAGCTAAAGAGATATTAACGGCAACTAAAGGACCTGAGAACGTTAAGATAGACTTAGATGTTGGGGTTAAAGAGAATAGTGCTGTACAGCAACTAAATGATCAGCTGGCACAAATGGCTAGCACGCAGAAGATTATGTTAGAAAGTGGGACACAGGACTTAGGTGAGTTTGGTGCAATGAAAGTCAAGTCAGATGACGTTATAGATGCGGAGGTAGAGTAATGGAGATTACAGGGTGTATATATATGCATACGTCGAAAACAACAGGTAAATCATATATAGGACAGACTATAAAAGGTATAATGTATAGATGGAGATCGCACTGTTACGATGCTGAAAACTTGGTTGCTCCTAATAACCACTTCCATAGAGCTATTAGGAAATATGGAAATGATGATTGGGAGCACGCAGTACTTATAGACGATGTGCCTCAAAGTAAGTTAAACGAGTACGAGCAGAATATGATTGAAAAGTATGATACCTATAATAGTGGGTATAATAGTAATATAGGAGGAGGTTCTGCTAAAGGGTACAAACACTCGCAAGAACAAAAGGACAAGATAGGGGCTGCGCATAAAGGCAAACCTAAAAAACCTAAGTCTGTTAAGAAACAAGCTGAAAGTCTAAGGGGTAGAGTAATGCCGGAAGATCAGAGAGCGAAACTAATAACAGCTCAGACTGGTATTAAAAGCCATCATTTTGTTCCCTGGTGGATAGAGTACCCTGACGGTACTATAGAAGTACATACAGAAGTAACTAAAACAGATTATGCTATAGGTAAAGGCTGGAACCCTAACGTATTTAGGGATAGGTTCAGTAAAGCAAAAAACGTTGGACATCCTGGTAAAAAAGGTGTGTTTAAAGGTATAGCAGTAGGTAATATAGGAGTAAACTATGAGTAACATATATATACCCAGCGAAAACGCACTTAAATTTATTACATTTTTAAGAGCTTCAGGAAATGAAACCCACGTGTCTCCTGAAGTACACTATAGAATAGCTGACGGATTGTTTTCTGATAAGAAAGAAGATAGGAAACTACTTATAGAGTGTACTAGGGGTTTAGGTAAATCTACCTTGACTGAATACGCGGTAGTGTACGCAGCAGCCTTGGGAGAGTGGCCTGGATTTGGTAAGGTGCCCTTTATAGTGTTTTTAGGAGCTTCTCAAGAAGGTAACGTTAAACAGTTTTTCAAAAACATAGCTAATAAGATTGAAAGAAGTCCATTTATTTCTCAGATACTTAAAGTAAAAAGACAGACAGACACTGAAATTGAGATGGTTAATAGCGATGGTACAGAGACTATTGTGACTGGTAGAGGTATGAGTACTAACTTTAGGGGTTTAAGAAGTAAGACTGGGGCTAGACCTACTATGATTATTGCGGATGATATTTTATCTAATGAAGTAGCTACATCTGATACTATAAGAAATACCATAGATACAAACTGGTATAACTCGGTTTTACCTGCTTTAGATCCTACTAAGCATAAGATTATATATATAGGAACACCTATTTCGGAAAAGGACCTAATGAATCAGCTTAAAAATAGTGAAACGTACAGGGTAGAGAAGTATCCTTTGTGTAGTAAATTTCCTTGTGAGCCCGAAGAGTATAACAGCATATGGCCGGACAGGTTTACCTATGAGTATACTAGAGATATGTTTAAGCAGTATAAGTCAGCAGGACATACACAGGGGTTTTATCAGGAGTATTTACTGGAATTGACTGACTTGACTACATTATTAGTTGATGAGGATGATATTATGTGGTTTGATCCTGAGATAGTTAAAAAGAATAAAGATGCATATAATGTGTATATAAGTACAGACTTTGCTACTAGTACTAAGAAGAGTGCTGACTTTAGTACGATAGGTGTATGGGCTATAAATAATAATGGTGACTGGATGTTGGTTGATGGACAGTGTTTAAGACAGACGATGCAAGAGAATATAGATGACTTGTTTAGGTATGTATCTAAGTGGAAGCCTATGACCGTGGGTATTGAGAGTAGTGGACAGCAAGGTGGATTTATAAGTATACTGCAGGATATGATGATAAATAGAAATGTGTGGTTTAACTTAGCTAAAAAACCTGGAAGTAAAGAAGTTGGGATAAGACCTAATAAGGATAAGGTACATAGATTTGTTACAGGTGTACAGCCTATGTTTAAACAGAATAAAGTGTGGTTCCCTAAGCCAGAGCTGTTGAAAGGGTTTGACAAAGCTAGATTGTTAGGTTTGATGGAAGAAATGACTAACGAGTTGAGTAAGTTTACAATGGCTGGTGGTGTTAAGAGTTTGAAGCATGATGATGCGATTGACTTGTTGAATCAGTTAAGTGAAATGGAAGTGTTTGTTCCTAGTCAGGAAGCTGATATGGAGAGTACTAGAGTAGAAGATGGTGATATGTGGACGAGTGTTTGGGACGATGACCATGATGAAGGATACGCAGGCAGTACCGTCTTTTAAGTCGGTATTAAGAGAGGTTATTGTAAAATAAGCCATAAAAGCTAAGAGTGACTTAGGTTAGGAGAATATGATGACACTACAAGATATTGTAGATATGTTAAAGAGAACAGAACTAAAGCAGTTATCTATAAAAACAGATACGGAAACAGTTATTGATTATATTAATTTGGGTATACTGGAGCTGTATAAGAGGTTTCCAGTAGAAACTAGAGAAGAGATAGTGGAGTTACAGGAAGGTGTAGATGTGTACACTATGCCTGATGACTATATGTACATAGTAGCTGCATACGATGAAGTACCAGAAGGAAGCCCTGCATATGTGCATTCGTTACCTATAAATGAAGAAGATAATATAGAGAGTGTTAATACGGTTAGTTACAATAAAGTGCAGGTACCGTTAAGGACTGACGGGGCGTATATCAGTATTATATATGTTGCGTACCCTCCGGTATACGAAGAAAGTATGCTAGCTGATGAAGTAATGATTCCTAGAACTATGTTAGAGGCTCTTACAGCGTATGTTGGATATAAAGGTAAAAGTTCTATAGATAATATGCCTCAAGGTGAGAATAATGTACATTACAGGCAGTTTGAGATTGCGTGTGATAAGATAGATAGGCTAGGTGTGTTTTCTAGAGATGACTTAGGAATGACTGACAGGGTAAATAATAGAGGATTTATCTAATGGCTAGAAGAAGTACAAGTTTAAATAATACCTCAGATTTCGGTATCGGTAGAGAGATAGGCAGTAAATACGACAGCGTAAAGATTGTAGCTGATAGCATAAGTGATGTAAGTGCTGTAGCAAGTGGTATCCCTGCTGTAGTTAACATAAGTCCACATTTAAGTGACATAGCTACTGTAAGCGGTAGTATAGCTAATGTAAATGCTGTAGGTACTAATATTAGTGCTGTAACAGCGGTTTACCTGAATGAAGTAAATGTAAGTACTGTTGCAAATAATATAAGCGAAGTAGTAGCAGCTGGAGCTGGTATAGCTGATATAGAAATAGTAGCCAAAGACTTAGAAGGTACTGCTCTATATTCTGTAGACTTAGGTAGCATTGCAGATCCAGTAGAAACAGATATAGCGCCTAGTGATAGCTATATTAGAGATGTTGCGGAAAATATGGGCAATATAACCGTGCTAGCTACTGAAGTAATACCTAATATAGCAGAAATACTACAAGCAGATGACAACGCGGCTATAGCGGCAAGTAAAGCTGGTGAAGCTTCTGTGTATAGAAATGAAGCTTTAGGCTTTAGAGATGAGTCAGAAGTATTTAAAAATACTGCTACAACTCAAGCACAGATTGCAACGACTAAGGCTGATGAAGCTAACGCATCTGAGGTTAGTGCTAGCGCGTCAGCGCAATCGGCTAGTGTGTCAGCGTCTACAGCAACAAATAAGGCTACGGAAGCTGAGGTAAGTGCTGAAAATGCTGCAACATCAGAAGCTAATACGGCTATATCTGAAAGTAATGCTGCGACTTCTGAAGCTAATGCAAGTACGTCTGAGACTAACGCTGGGATATCAGAAACAAATGCTTTAGCCAGCGCAAATGCGGCGTCAGTAAGTGAAAGTAACGCAAGTG